GTCATCAAGAATGGCGGCTATTTCAAGAGTATGCCGACGGCTGCGGGACTGACAGCAGACAAGGCAGCGGGCATTGTTGAGATTGACGAGGCGTTCCGCTGGTTCTGGGATAAGTACAAGGCATCGCCGGACGAGATTTACGTCAGCGCGCAGGAACTCCAAAACATCACGCAGAAGGTGCTTGAGAACGGCGGCAGCAACCTGATTCGCTTTAATTTTGACGCAAGCACAGCGCAGATGGCGACGCTCTCTGCGGGCACGGCAGTCGGCTCCTATCTCAACAAGTATACCATGAGCGGCGGTACACTTGTGCGCATTGTTCTTCATCCGAATATGCCCGCCGGGACGATCATGTTCCGCTCGACGACCATGCCCTATCCCGTCTCGAATGTCGCAAACATCGCTGAGGTGCGCTGTCAGCAGGACTACTTCCAGACGGAATGGCCGCGAAAGACGCGTAAGTATGAGTACGGTGTCTATGCAACAGAGGCGTTCGCACTCTATGCGCCCTTCGCGTTCGGCGTGATCACCAACATCTCGGATGTGTAAGGAGGTATAAACATGCTGTTAAAAGCATATGACGTTACGGAAATCGTTATTGATGGCGTGACCTATACGGCTGAGAACGGGCTGATTGATGCGCCGATCAGCCCGCACGAAGCAATTCTGTTCGGGCTGGATGCGCCGACGCCGGAGGAGGTTGCGGCGCTGACGAAGGGGTCCGACAATACCTCTGGCGACAATGCTGGCGGTGGAACTGAAAACGGTCAGAACGCCAACACTGACAGCAAGGATGCCGGAGGGAAGAACTCCGGAGGAAAAGGCGGCAAGCCCGGCGGCAAGGGCAAGGACAACGGCGATGGCGCAGCATGAGCTTGTCACGCTAAACGAGCTGAAGAACTATATCGGCATTACATCAGGGGGCAATCAGGATGACGCCCTGCTGATGATGCTGATCCGCGCGGCGTCGAGCTTTCTGCTCGCACAAATGAACCGCCGTGAAGGATTGGAGCACGACTATGAGCATACGAAAGGGATGCTGGATGTCCCGGATGACATACGATTCGCATGCCTTGAACTCGCGGCGCTGCGCTACAAAGAAAAAAGCCGCCTTGGTGAGGTATCGAAAGACCTCGGCGGACAGACCGTTGCGTATTCGCAAAAGGATCTCAGCGACTTCGGACGTGCCGTCATCCAACAATACAAACGGGTGACACCATGAGCATCGAGGCGATTATCGTCGGCGACGACGAACTCCGTGCGAAATTTCAGCGGGCATCCGGCTCGATTGACGGAAAGCTCGTTGACAGCATGGGGCGCATCACGATCCGTTTGCAGGCGCATGTTGTCCGTGACAAACTCTCGGGACAAGTCCTAAAGGTTCGCACGAATAACTTGCGCGGCAGCATACATCAAGAGGTTGTTCACGATGGCGGCGGGATCGTCGGTCGTGTCGGCACAAATGTTGAATACGCGGCATTCCATGAGTATGGATTCCACGGCACGCAGAGCGTCCGGGAACATATGCGGACAATCAAGATGGCGTTCGGAAAGAGGCTTAAATCGCCGAAGAAAATCGTCGTCCGCGCCCACGCGCGCTACGTCGATTATCCCGAGAAGTCATTCCTGCGCACCGCGCTCAATGACCAACGAGATGAAATTATGGCAGAGCTCGGCAATGCCGTAAAGGAGGCGATCCAGTGACCCGTGAGGCTGTATATTGCGGTGTGTTTGACTGGCTGCGCGAACGTGTCGGGGGTGATGTCATAACGTGGAGCCGCAGGCTGAAGCATTGGAATGACGTACCGACTATTCAACAGCCCGCCGTATTCTTGACGCAGAACGGTGAACAGCTTGATCACCTGCGTGCGGTCTGGACGCTCCACATGGAACTGTACGTCTACGTGTCCGTCGGCGGCGACGAGAATGCGGTCACGGCAACGCCCATGAATCATATCCTTGATAAGATTGCGGCTGCGCTGAGGCCACGCCGAGAACTCGGCGAGATGAAGCAGATACTTGACGGCTTGGTAATGGATTGCCGGATTGATGGGAAGATTGAAACCGACGAGGGAACACTTGGCGCTCAGTCGGTTGCGATTATCCCGATTACGGTACTGATAGCAGATTAGGAGGAAATACAATGGCACAATTTTTGTTCGGCGCGGGCATGATGGTCGCGATTCCGAAGACACCGCTCCCCACACCGCGCGTCCTTGGGACGATGCAGGAGGCGAGCATTGAGTTCTCGGGCTCAACGAAGGAACTGTTCGGACAGCATCAGTTCGCTGAGGCGGCGGCGCGTGGACAGCAGAAAATCACAGGTAAGGCGAAATACGCGCAGGTCAATATGGATGTATACAACGACATCTATTTCAACGAGTCCGTACAGCCGGGACAGAATCTTGCGATCTTCAACAAGGAGTTTACCGTTGACAAGACGGCACTCACAGCGGTTCCGACCTTTGAGGCGAATACCGCGTTCCTTGAGAATCTCGGTGTTATAGATAACGCTGGAAAGACACTGACGCGTGTTGATGGCGCTCCCAATGAAGGCGAGTACAAGCTCGACGAGAAGACGGGGACATACACCTTCCACACGTCCCTGAAAGAAAAACCTGTCTTCATCTCGTATCTCTACCATGACAAGAAGAATGGCAGCCGCATCGTCATCAACAATCAGTTGATGGGCGAGGCACCGACGTTCAAGGCGATCTTCAACGGACGTTTCAACGGCAAACAGATGACGCTGATCCTCAACGCATGTACGTCCTCGAAGCTCTCGCTTATTTCCACGAAGCTCGAAGATTTCTCGATTCCTGAGTTTGACTTCGCGGCGATGTCCGATGATACAAACCGTGTCGGCGAACTGAGCATGCTTGAGTAAGAAAAGGGAGTGTACACATGAACAAACAGGCTTTTTATGAAGGCACAGAGGTCACGATTCGCGGGGAGAAATACATCTTCCCCGGGCTCAGCCTCGCACAGCTCGAGGAGAACATCACAGAGATTGAGAAAATCCAGCAGATGTCGGATGCGGATGTACTGAAGGTTATTGGGAAACTCTCGCATTTCTTGTATCTTGCGTTCAGCCGCAATTATCCGGAGATCGGCGAAGCGGAGTTTAAGACCATGATCGACATCCGGATCGCGCCGAAACTCTTTCAGTACATCCTCGCGGAAAGTGGTTTTGAGCAGGGTGTCCCCGGCTCGGGGGAAACGGTGCCCGCAGCGAGCGCATAGATTTTCAGGCGATCTATGCCGAGATTGCTTGTGCGACAGGATGGACGATCGACCATATCAGGCACAGCCTGACGCTCAAACGCTACAATGCACTCAAAAACGTATGGAGGAAATCGCCGCCCGCGCATGTGTGTCTGGCGGCGATTTGCGAATATCTCGGCATGCAGTTGACAACCAGTGAGCCACAGCGCACGGCGGGCACGAAGCAAACGGAAATATACTACGATGAAAGCTATTATGATGTGGATGTACAGCCTGATGCGGCATCTGCACTCCAACAGAGTTTCGATCTTGCGATAGGGAGGTGAAGATATGGCAGCGGGTGATCAAATTGATGTAAAGATTACAGCGTCCCCGGACGCCTTTGTATCCGGCATCAATACCGCGCAGCAAGCACTGAACAGCAGCACCGCTGCAATGAAATCAAGTGCAGCCGGTATGGCACAGCAGATGCGCGACGCAATGCAGAATGTACAGCAGAATGCGCGCAGTGGGATGAATGGCGTAAGATCGTCAATCGCGAATGCGATGAACAGCGTCAGGTCATCCGTCGCCTCCATGAAGAATACAATCGGCGCAGCGGGCATTGCAATCGTCGGTGTCTTTGGCACGTCTACGCATGCCGCGATTGAGTACCAAAAGGCGCTCGCGGGGCTCTCTCGCACTAGCGGCATGAGCATTGCGGCATCCTCTGAACTTGCCTTTGCGGCGAGTCAGGTCGGTATGAGTACGGCCGATCTCACGAAGAACATTGGATTCCTTTCCCGGTCGCTGGCGAATCTGGAGCGCGATACGGACAATGCCGGGAATATCTTTAATCGTTTCGGCATCAGTGTCCACGATGCCAATGGGAAACTGCTGCCGACGAACGAGATCATCGGTGTGGTTGCCGATCGGTTCAAGGCGATGCCGGACGGCGTTGAAAAAACAGCACTTGCCATGAGCGTATTCGGACGTGAAGGGCGTGCAATGATCCCGCTGCTCAATCAAGGGAGCGCGGGACTTGAGAAGATGGGTGCAAAGGCGAAGTCCCTCGGGCTCGTGTTCGAGAATGTCTCTGCGCTAAAAACCTATGTTGCCGCACAGCGTCAATGGGATGCTACGCTTAAATCCCTGCAAATCCAGATTGGCAACAGTGTCCTCCCCGCTTTAACCGCCTTTTCAAAGGCGATTACAGGCCTTTTACAGGCCTTTAATCGCATTGACCCCGACACACGAAATGCGATTATCACGGTGACCAGTCTTACGGCTGCTGTTGCAGCATTAACGCTCGGGTGGGGCGCAGCCGCAGCAGCGATTGCAGCCTTCGGCGGGCCGTTTGCGCGCGTTGGCGTGATGATGGGCTCTATGCCCAATGTCATTGGTGCATGTGTGAATGGCATCAAGACCTTTGTCGTTGGACTCGCAGTAGGAACGATCAGCCTTGGAAAGTATGTGCTCTCGGGCGGGCTCTTTGCGACCGTCCACGGGAAGATGACGGCGGCAATGGCGACGGCACGTGCAGGCCTTATTGCGACGCGGAGCACGGTCGCTGCGGCGTCTCTGGCGTTTCAAGTCGGCGGTGTACGCGCGATCCTCTCCTACTGCTCCTCTCTTGTCACGATGCGATCGGTACTCGCGGCAGGGCGTGTAGCGCTCCTCGCTTTTTACGCAACAGCGACCGTCGGCATCGCCGTTGTTGTCGCACTCGCAGCGGTCTGGGCAAGCGGATTCACGGATATTCGCGAAACCACGGCCGGGACTTGCGATGGACTGATCTACGGCCTTAACAATTTTGCAGATGGTGTTGGTGAGATTTGTTCGGGCATCGGACAGATATTTACGAGTCTTGCCTTCACGATTGGGAATGCCCTTGTCGGTGATTTCTCCGGAGCGATGGAGGCTGCAAAAGGGATGCTCTCGGGCATCAAGGATATTGGAGCCGGATTCTTCGACGGTATCAAGGGACTTGGGCAGGCCGTGTACGGCATTGCCTCTGACCCGGCAGGGGCACTAACTTTTGCAAAAAATGCAGGTGGCTCTCTCTGGTCTGGACTCAAGAGCATGCTGGGGTTCGGCGGCGAGGATATACCGCTTGACACCGATGCGGATGCGGGCAACTTTAGCCCGCTGGGTAGCGGTGAAAAAGGCGCCTCCGGTAGTGAGGCGGCAAGCGCTTATGAGACAGCAAAGAAACTCTACGAGCAACAGCTCCAGCTTGCAGAGTACACTGCTGAGGAGAAAGAGGCACTCTATAAGCGGTACCTTGAAAACGTCGCAAAGTCCGAGCAGGAGGCGATGGACTATAAAATCGGTCTGTATGCCCTTGATAAAGAAGTCTTTGTTGAACGACTCAAAGAGCGTGAGGTCGATCTTGAGAATGCGCACATTCGCGGTAAAATCAGCGAACAGTCTTATCAGTCCGACCTTGCCGGAATCAAGCGTGCAAGCCTTGATGCAGAGGTAGAGTTCCGCGCCCGTGCTGTTATGGAGGCTGTGCGCCTTACGGACGAGGAAAAAGAAAAACAGCTTGCCGCCTACAAAGAGAAGATCGAGGCAACAAGCTGGTATAAGTCGGCACTGAGGGAAGTCCTCAACGCTGAGAAGAAACTCGCGGACTATGAGCTCACGATACAGAATAAAATTCTTGAGTATCAGCGGACGCGTGCTCTTGATTCGATTTCACTTGAGGAAAAACGCCTTGAAGGACTCTACAATGCGGGCGCAATCACACAGGAAACGCTACTTGCAAAGCAGAGCGCGTTCGAGGAACGGCGCTACAATATCCAACGTGAGGCAGCGAAAAAGGAACTCTCAGACAACGCAATCGACATCGGCAAGATGACCGCTGCCTATGAGGCATACGCCTCGGCGCGCACGGAACTCGACAAAGAGATCTATTTCAACGAGATGCTCCTCAGCTCCAAAAATGAGGAAGCGACGATTGCGGCACTGAAATCCCTCGAGGAGCTCTATACACAGCATGCCGAAAAGCTCCTCGACATCCAGCAGAAACAGCGGGACAAGGAGCTCGGTATTATCAAGGGTGTGCGTGACACGCTTGCCGATGAAATGTCCGCAATCATGCAGGATGTCGCGAAAGGGTCGAAAAGTGTACTTGAGGGCATCCGCTCGCTGATCTCCTCGACCCTCTCCAGTATTCTTAAACAGATCACAAATCAGATTTCCGGGAATATCGTGCAAAAGGCATTTTCTCGCCTGCTCCAGCCGAAGAATCGACCGGATATGACCGTTGTCGCAGCAGAACAGGCGACACAGACGGCACGCACAGCGGCAGCGCAGGCTGGTGCGATGCAGCGCGCAATGGTCGAGCAGACCAGCGGGCAGATGCAAATCGCTGCAACGACAGAGAAAGCGACTACGCAAATTGCGACGGAAACGGCAAAAGATGAAACGATTGTCGCGTCCTCGGCGGCTGCGGGTCAGGCATCCGTCGCATCAATACAGGCAAGCATCACGGCGATGCTCCAGATGCTCCCGATTATGCTTGTGCTCTCGGCTCTGACGGGGCTCTTTGGCGGCGGTAAGTCCTCTAAAACAGAGAGTACGGGGCCGGGCATCAATCTCGGGCGTAATCCCGACAGCTACTACAAGACACCGCGCCTTACAGGAATACCGTCGTTTGACGTCGGCTCTTGGCGGCTGCCGGCAGATACGCTCGCAATGGTGCATAAGGACGAGATGATTGTCCCCGCCTCCGGCGGGCAGGCGGACGGCGTGCGCAGCCTCCTCTCCGGTAGTGGATCGCAGAAAGCCCCGCAGATTAATCTGACTTACAGTGCTGTACACACGGGGCGCACAGATGCAGACGTCCGACGTGAGATGCGCGAAAATGCAAAGTATATGGTTAAGGTGCTCAATACAGAGTACCGGAAGTTTAATCGAGGCAGTCTGAAGGGGTGATGCTTGTGGCGAATGCAATATTTCCGGAACTGCGCGGGCTCTCGTGGGATGTGACGAAAATGCCGGAGTTCTTCACACTCACGAAAGTCAGCCCGTCCGGCGTCGACATTGCCGCATCCCTCTCCGCCTATCCGCGCTGGCATTTCTCTCTTTCCTATGAGGTGCTAAGAGCTGGCGCCGAGGGCGAGCTTGAAACGCTCCTCGGATTCTTCCTCTCCTGCCGTGGGAATGCGGTCGATTTTCTTTATCGCGATCCGACGGATCACATTGCTGAGCGTCAAGTATTCGGCGTCGGCGATGGAAAGACTGTGGCCTTCCAGCTCTGTCGTGCGGTCGGCGACTACGTTGAGCCTGTCTATGATACCGCAAACGAGGTTATCTATGTCGGGGATGTACAAAAAGAGGGCGGCTATACGATACGAGACGGTACAGTCTCATTCACGGCACCGCCCGCTGCGGGAAAACGCCTCGCGTGGTCAGGTAATTTTTACTACCGCTGCCGTTTCAAAGAGTCTTCAATCGAATTTCAAAACTTCGCATTCAAGCTCTGGTCAGCGAAGACGGTCGAGTTCGTTACGTCAAGGAAGGTATTTGCGCCATGAAACAAGCAAGCGAACGCCTCAAACGGCTGCTGATCGAATCGCAGACATTCTATATTGCTGATCTCTATAAAATCACGCTGACAGATGGAACGGTACTGCGCTATACATCGGCAGACATTGTGCTCACAGTTGATGATGACTGCTATACACCGCTTGCGATCGAACGCGACGGAACAACGCAGACCAATGATATGAGCGTGGACGAGATGCACCTGACAATCACGGTCGAGCCGTCTGCTCGTCTTGACCATGAGACGACGATCATGCAGGCAATCGCTGCAGGGCGTTTTGCGGATGCAGAACTTGAGCTGCATCGCCTCTTTTCCCCGGAGCCGTTCACTATATTTTCGGGGCGCATTGATGCAGATTATGCGCTGCTCTGGTGGCTCGGAAGGCTCAATATCGAGCGTGCAGGTGGTATAACGATCGAGGCGACCGTCGCATCGATGACGGAACTCCTTAACGTCAAATTCCCAACGCACCTCTATTATCCTCCGTGTATCTATACGCTTGGAGACACGAGCTGTGGCGTCGATCTGGATGCGTTTCGGCAGCAAGGCACGGCGACAGGAGGTACGCGCAGCGCAATTCAGTCGGGCCTCTCCCTCGATAACGGCTATCTCGCACAGGGGAACATTACTTTTACGTCCGGACGTAATACCGGCGTAACTCGTACGATCCGCAGCAATGAGAGCAGCACGATCACGGTCGTTTTGCCGTTTTACTATCCTCCTGCTGCGGGAGACACGTTTTATGTCTTACCGGCCTGTGATAAGAGCATGCACTGCTGCAAGGCTCGCTTTTCCAATCTTGCCCGGTTTCGTGGCTATCCGTTTATCCCGGTGCCCGAGACGGCATATTGAGGAGGTTTGGAGATGGATGCGAAAGAGCGGCGCGAACGAGAGTGGCTCGTTGCTGAGGCTCTGACGTGGCTCGGAACGCCGTATCATCACGCGGGGCGCGTGAAGGGTGGCGGCACGGACTGCGGCATGCTGATCTTACAGGCGTTTATCAATGTTGGATTGATTGCAGATACCGAAGTCGGATACTATCCGATGGACTGGCACCTGCATCGCAGTGCAGAACGCTATCTCGGATGGGTGACGCGATATTGCAAAAAAGTGGAACGCGATACGCCGCTCCCGGGGGATGTCATCGTCTATCGTTATGGGCGTTGTATCAGTCATGGTGCACTTGTTGTCGCGTGGCCACAGATCATCCACGCATATCTTGGCCTCGGCGTTGTCCTTGCTGATGGGGATGACAGGGATATGCAGAAAAGGCAAAGCGGAATTTATAGCTACTGGGGGTAAATCAGATGGGCGGAATATTCGGGGGCGGCGGGACAGTAAGCACGGCAGACACACGCATCGGCAGTCTTGCAATCTCGCAGAGCACCTACGGCATTGCGATCCCCGTAGTATTCGGGACAGCGCGTGTTGCCGGCAACATGATTGACTACATCGACTTTACGGCGATCCCCCACACGACCACGACACGAAGCGGAGGCAAGGGCGGCGGTGGTGTCACCTCGTCTCATACGACTTACACCTATGAGGTCGCTGCAATCTTTGCGCTCTGCGAGGGCGAGGTGCAAGGCGTTAAGCGTGTCTGGAAGAACAAAGAGGTT